GTGTTTTTCGACCGACTATGGCATAGTTTAAGGGGTTTACATGAAGAATACTGATGTTAAAGCAAGATTAAAACAGTTAAATGAAGTTTTTCAGACCTTGCCGGAGAACAAAAAGATATTACTGAAAAACACCATTGAAACGGTGGCTTTCATGGACGTTCAGTTGAAAGACCTGGAAGCAAAGCTGTTGAGCGGTGAAGCAATGACACCAGACAAGCAGCTTTATTCGTCAATGGCAAAGACACGTGATATTTTGATGAAGAAATTATTAGTTGAACTGCCGGAAGAACAGGAAAATGACGGTTTTGATTCGTTCTGATGGGCAACGCAATATTTGAATACTATCAGAAGATCAAAGACGGTTCAATCATAGCAGGTAAGTGGATCAATCTTTGGTATGAATACATTGTTGACGGTCTGGAAAAGAAACTGTTCTTTTTTGACCAGAAAGCTGCAAACCATGTAATTCAGTTTGTAGAACAGTATTGCAGACACCATGAAGGTTCACTTGCGCCAAACCTGTTAAAACTGGAACTGTGGCAAAAAGCATTTCTTTCCGTTGTATTCGGAATTAAGGATGCCGAAGGCAACAGACAGTTCCGTGAAGTGGTTCTGCTTGTGGGCAGGAAGAACGGCAAAACATTGCTTGCTGCTGCTATTGCTGCGTACTGTGCATATAAAGATGGTGAATATGGTGGACGTATCTATTTCACCGCACCAAAACTGCAACAGGCAACGCTTTGTTATGATGCGTTCTATCAGATGATCCGCAAAGAACCATTGCTTGACAAACGTGCCAAGAAACGCAGAACGGACGTTTACATTGAAGCAACAAACACTTCCGCAGCACCTTTGGCTTTCAGCGTTCGGAAATCTGACGGTCTGAATATTTCCTGCTGCATTGCGGATGAAGTTGCATCATGGGTTGGTGATCCTGGGTTAAAGTTTTACGAAGTTCTGAAGTCAAGTTTTGGTTCAAGAAGACAACCACTTTTAATATCCATAACAACTGCCGGATACGTTGACGGTGGTATTTATGATGAACTGATTCGGAGAAGCACAAGGGTGTTATACGGTGATGCCACAGAAACAAGGCTTGCACCGTTTTTGTACATGATTGATGATGTTGGTGCATGGAGTGACATAAACGAACTTGCAAAGGCTAATCCGAATCTTGGTGTTAGTATAACCGTTGATTACCTGCTTGAAGAAATAAGAATTGCTGAAGGTTCTTTAAGCAAGGAACACGAAGTATTAACGAAGTATGCGAACATAAAACAGAACAGTTCACTTGCGTGGTTGTCTGCGCAGACGGTTGAAGCTGCTTGCGGTGATGAACTGAAGCTTGAAGATTTTTCGGATTCATATGCCGTTGCCGGAATTGACCTGTCGCAGACACGTGACCTTACCGCTTGCACGGTGGTCATTGAACGTGACGGTGAACTTCACGTATTTGCAAAATTCTTCTTACCGTCTGAACGCATTGACGAAGCAACGCAGCGTGACGGAATACCATACAACATATACATTCAAAGGGGTTTGCTGAAACCGTCTGGTGACAATTACATTGACTATAATGATTGCTTTGAATGGTTCAGAATGCTTGTGGAAGATTACCGCATATATCCGTTGATAACAGGATATGACAGGTATTCAGCGCAGTATTTAATTCAGAAAATGCGGTCATACGGTTTTGTCATGGATGACGTTTTTCAGGGTGAAAACCTATATCCAGTGATTCTTGAAACGGAAGGTTTACTGGAAGACAGAAAGATTCACATTGGCAACAATGATCTGCTGAAAATCCACCTGCTGAACAGCGCAATCAAAATGAGCAATGAACGTGGCAGGGGTAAGCTTGTAAAGATCAATCCAACGCAGCACATTGACGGATGCGCTGCATTACTGGATGCAATGACGGTGCGCCAAAAGTGGTATATGGAATATGGCGAAAGGCTAAAAAACAGGGGTGGTACAGATGGGTTTGTTTGACCGCATTTTTGGCAACAGACCAAAAGAAAAAGAAAAAGTATATGAAACGTTCAGAATGCTTGACGGATACACACCGAAGTTCACCAGTTTTGGTGGTGGTGTTTATGAATCTGAACTGATAAGGGCAGCAATAAACGCACGTGCAACACATATGTCAAAACTTAAGGTTGAAACATATGGTGCTGCAAGACCTGCACTGCAAAACAAACTGAAGAACAATCCTAATGAGTTCCAAACATGGAGTCAGTTTCAATACAGATTGTCAACATTGCTTGATGTTCACAACACTGCGTTTATAACACCGATTTGGGATGAATTTGGTCAACCGTCTGGTATTTATACACCGCTGCCAAGCAAGTGCGAAATTGTTCAAATGAACAATGTGCCGTATCTGCGTTATGAGTTCAGCAGGGGAGTCAAAGCAGCGGTTGAACTGGAATACTGCGGTATTATGACAAAATACCAGTATAAGAATGATTTCTTTGGTGAAACCAATGATGCGCTGAAATCCACAATGGAACTGATACACATCCAGAACCAGGGCATTGAAGAAGGTGTGAAGTCTGCTGCTAATTTCCGCTTTATTGCAGAACTTTCAAACTTTGCAAAGCCGGAAGACATTGCGCTTGAACGGAAACGGTTCACCGCTGAAAATCTTGCAAAAGACGGTGGTGGTCTTCTGCTGTTTCCTAACACATACCGCAACGTCAAACAGGTGGACGTAAAACCGTGGGTTATTGATGCGGATCAGATGAAGGCAATAGAAAGCAACGTTTACAAGTATTACGGAGTAAACGAAGACATTCTTCAGAACCATTTCACCGCTGATGTTTGGTCTGCATTTTATGAAGGCTGCGTTGAACCATTTGCAATTCAGGAAGCGGAAGTTCTTAAAAAGATGTTCTTCACGTTGCGTGAACAATCACAGGGAAATGGTGTATCTGTAACGGCAAACCGTTTGCAGTATTTAAGCAACCAGGACAAGTTGAACGTATCTGCGCAGATGGCAGACCGTGGCTTGATGACACGCAATGAAATCCGTGACATTTGGAATCTGCCACCGCTGCCAGAACCGTTAGGTTCGCAGCTTCCTGTCCGTGGTGAGTATTACAACGTTGGTGATTCCGAATGAACGTTTTATACGCAGCAACAAGGAATCTTTATCCGTATCTGAAAGGCGCAATTCAATCCTTGTTAGATCATAACAACGTCACAAAGCTTTTCGTGTTTGCGGAAGATGATGAACTGCCGTTTAAAATTCCATGCAAGCATGAAGTAATCAATGTTTCCAATCAGACATACTTTCCACCGAATAATCCGAATAACCGAAGCATTTTCACGTATATGGCAATGATGCGTATATGTGCGCCGGAAATCCTGAAGGTGAACAAGGTCATTTGGTTGGACGTTGATACCATTGTTTGTGACAGCATTGAAGAACTTTGGAATACTGACATGAAAGGCAAATGGGTTGCCTGGTGCAGGGAATGGACAGGCAATTATAAACCGTTTGGTAATGCACCGTATTACAACATTGGTGTATGCGTGTTGAATCTGTCACAGATGCGCAAAGATAACGTAACGCAAACCGCTGTTGCTGAATTGAACAGGCAACGTTATTGGTGTACTGACCAAGACGTTATGAATCTGATAACACCATCAGATAAGATGGTTGATATTCCTGTTCGGTTCAATGAATCATTTTGCTGCGGTTATACGGATCATCCTGCGGTTGTTCATTACGCAGGTATTCCGAATTGGTATGAAAGGACAGACATGAAAAGGGTGGAATACCTTAACAAGTACAGAGGTGGATAACAATGACAGAAATTAGAGCATTTAACTTTGATGTTCGTGCGGAAGAAAATGAGCAGCACGGACATTTTTTATCAGGCAGACCAATAGTTTTTGGTCAGCGCACAAATCTTGGTATGTATGACGAAGTGATTGAACATGGTGCGCTTGATACCACTGACCTGAAAGACGTTCGGTTTCTGGTGAATCATAATGTTGACATGATTCCACTTGCCAGAAGCAGAAACAACAATGAAAACAGCACAATGCAGTTAAGCGTTGATGCTGAAGGCATGACAATCCGTGTTGATCTTGACACGGAAAACAATGCCGATGCAAAAAGCCTTTATTCAGCGGTAAGCAGGGGAGACATTTCAGGAATGTCATTCATGTTTATTGTTGATGGGGATGCATGGGAAGATGCTGACACGGAACATCCGTTGCGCAAGGTTCGTTCCATTCGGCAGGTGCTTGAAGTTAGTGCCGTTACATTCCCTGCATATAGTGCCACTACAATTCAGGCAAGGGGCATTGCTGATGCACTGGACAGTGCAAAAGCATCACTGGATAGTGAACGTGCAAGGCTTGCAGGAATTGAAAGGCAGAAGCAAAAAATTCGTATGTTGATGGAGATTTGAAACAATGGAAATCAAAGAAATGACCATTGAACAGCTTGAGGAACGCAAGACCGCAATTATTGCGGAACTTGATGCGCCTGAAGCGGATCTGGATGCGCTTGAATCCGAAGCAAGAGCAATCAAGGAAGAAATTGAACTTCGGAAAGCGGAAGCAGCTAAGAAAGCTGAAATCCGTGATGCCGTTGCCAGTGGCAAGGGTGAAGTTATCGAAAAAATGAAAGTTGAGGAAAGAAAAATGACGAACATGGAAATCCGTAACACTGCGGAATACATTGATGCATTTGCAAAGTACATCAAGAGCGGTGACGACAAAGAATGCCGTGCGCTGCTGACCGAAAACGTTTCTGGTGCTATTCCTGTGCCGGAACTGGTTGACCAGATTGTTCACACTGCTTGGGATAATGACGAAATCCTGAACCGTGTGCGCAAGACCTATTTCCGTGGCAATCTGAAAATTGCCTTTGAGCGTTCTGCCACTGCTGCCGAAGTCCACACCGAAGGCACAACCGCACCTTCTGAGGAATCCCTTACGCTTGGTATTGTTACCATGATTCCGAAGAACATCAAGAAGTGGATCCGTATCAGTGACGAAGCGGTTGCCCTTGGTGGTGAAGCGTTCCTGCGTTACATTTATGATGAACTGACCTATCAGATCATCAAAAAGCTTGCAGGTGAAATTGTTGGCGCAATCCGTGCTGCTGACACTACGCATTCCGCTTCCGCTGTTGGTATTCCGAAGGTCAATGCTGCACCTGCTATGGGTACGATTGCAAAGGGTCTTGGTTACCTGTCCGATGAAGCAACTAATCTGGTTGTCATGATGAACCGTCTTACCTGGTCTGCCTTCAAAGATGCGCAGTATGCCGGATATTTCAGCGCAGATCCGTTTGAGGGTCTGCCTGTTGTCTTCAGTGATGCATATCCTGCGTATGCCACTGCTGATACCAATGCGGTGTATGCTTCCGTTGGTGATCTTGGTGGTGTTACCGTCAACTATCCCGAAGGCGAAGGGGTTGCTATCAAGTATGATGACCTGTCAGAAGCCGAAGCGGATCTGGTGAAGGTGGTTGGACGTCAGTTCTGCGGTTATGCAGTAACTGCGCCTGGTAAGTTCTGCAACATTACCAAACCTGCTGCCGAAACCTAATATGAAAGTGCATCTGTTAAGAGATGCAAGGATAAGACACAAAGCAGGGGAAACCGTTGAGGTTTCCCTTGCTGAATTTAATTACCTTGTATCTATTGGTTCTGCAAGACCTGTTAAAGAAGCAGTAGAAGAAAAGCCGAAGAAAAGAACAACGGCAAAGAAAGGTTAATTTATGCGGTTGCTGATTGGTATTCCAACGCTTGATTACGTCAATGTTGAATTTATGAACTGTCTGATGAAGCTAATTATGAAGCTTAAAGACACTGGTGTTCAATTTGACGTTGAAATTAATTCAGGCACACTTGTTTACTTGGCACGTGAAAGAATTGCGCACAAGGCAATTAATGAGCATTACACGCACGTTCTGTGGCTTGACAGTGATATGGTGTTTAATCCAGATATTCTTGATGACCTTATGTTTTGCGGTAAGGATTTTGTCACAGGCATTTACCATGCAAGACGGAAGGGTTATGCAAGCGTTATTTTCAAAAGCATTGAAATCAATGGCATTGAACGCTTTGAAGAATATCCGAATGAAACGTTTCAGATTGCAGGTTGCGGATTCGGATGCGTGTTAACGTCCGTTGAAATGCTTAGTTCCGTTTGCCTGCATTTCGGAACGTGCTTTACACCGCTGCCAAGCTTGGGTGAAGACATTGCGTTTTGTAAACGTGCCAAAGACCTTGGTTATAAACTTTGGTGTGAACCGTCTGTTATCTGCGGTCATATCGGACACATTACAATTTATCCTGAAGACCATGAAGCATGGAAAAAGACAATCAGCAACTATGATGAGGTGCAACCATGATTGATGAAGTAAATGAAAACACACAGGAAACCGTAAATCCTTTGCTTGCACCTGTGAAGCTTGCGTTACGTGTCACCACAACAGCGTTTGACAGTGAAATTACAGATCTGATTGAAGCAGCAAAACTTGATATGAATGTTGCCGGGGTTGTTTTGCCAAGTGAATTGAATACGCTTGTTGGTCAAGCAGTTATCACTTACGTCAAGATGAACTTTGGTGATCCAGACAACTATGACAGACTAAAACGGTCATATGACGAACAGAAAGCGCAGCTTGTAACCTGCACTGGTTATACAAACTGGTTAGGTGCTGATAATGGACAGGTCTGACAAAATAACGTTGCTGTCTTCCACCAAAACGCAGAACGCTTTTGGAGTGTGGGAAGAAACGCTTACAAGCAAAGACGTGTTCTGCCAGGTTGATTCTGTCACACGGCAGGAATTTTTTGAAGGTGGCAGGAACGGTCTGAATCCAGAGTTCAGAATGACAATGTTTTTCGGAGATTACAACGGAGAACGTGAACTGATTTACAACGGTCTGACATATTCCGTTTACCGCACCTTTCATGGGCGCACTGACACAATAGAACTGTACGTTGAACGCAAAGGTGGCAGCAATGGCAAAACGAGTTCCAATAGACCAGTTGACACAAGCGGTTGACAAGATCCTGCAAGAATACGGTGATGACGTTCAAAATAACATAAATGTTATAGTGAAAGACATTACCAAACAAGGTGCGAAAACGTTAAAAGGTGAGTCACGTAACACGTTTGGTGGAACTGGTAAATATGCTTCTGGTTGGACATCACAAGCGGAAACAGGCAGAGTCAGCGCACAGGGAACAATATATAACGGTTCTGTTCCGGGTCTTCCACACCTGCTTGAAAACGGTCATGCAAACCGTGGTGGTGGCAGAACCGCAGGAAGAATACACATTGCGAAGGTGGAAGAAGAATTGATAAAGCAGTTTGAAAGCAAGGTGAAAAGTCAGTTATGACATACAAAGAAGTTGCAACAATGATAAAAGGGATTGGTTATCCATGCGCATATTATCAGTTTCCTGAAGGCACGGAACAAACCTGTCCATTCATCTGCTTTTATTTCACCAGAAGCAATGACCTTGCTGCGGATGATACCAATTACCAGAAGATCCGTCAGTTAGTTGTTGAACTGTACACAGATAACAAGGATTTTGCCAAAGAAGAAACCGTTGAAAATGCGTTAAACGCAAGCGGTTTAGTTTTTTCACGTGAAGAATCATACATTGATTCTGAACGTATGTATATGGTCACATTTATCACAGAAGTTGTGGTTACGGATGAAGTAATCACAACAGAAGAAACAATTACAACAGAGGAGAATAACAACAATGGCTGATACCAATAAAATCAAGTACGGCATTAAAAACGTCTGGTATGCCAAGGCAACCATTGCTTCCAATGGTTCTGCAACGTATGCAACACCTGTTGCACTTCCTGGTGCTGTTTCAATCAGCCTTGATCCGCAGGGCGAAACGTCACCTTTTTACGCAGATAATATCGTGTACTACACCGCAATTTCCAATAACGGTTATGAAGGTGATCTGGAACTTGCCAAGATTCCTGATGATTTCATGAAGGATATTTTGGGTTACGGTGTGGATGGAAACGGTGCGCTTTATGAGGATGCCAACGCACCTGTTGTGCATTTTGCGCTTTTGTTCCAGTTTGAAGGTGATGCACACGCAAAACGGCACGTTCTGTATAACTGCACCGCTGCAAGACCTTCCATTTCTGGAAGCACCAAGGAAGAAAGCATTGAACCGCAGACGGAAACGCTTACCATTACCGCAACAACCGTTTACAATGCTTCTTATGATAAGGATGTTGTAAAGGCATCCGTCACACCGACAGAAGCAGCGCAGTACAATGCTTGGACATCTTCGGTGTATCAGGTAACTACCACTTGATAAGGGGTTTTTATGCTTTATAAAAACATCAAAATTGGAACTGCGGAATACAAGATGTGTTCCGCAGCTTCCGTCAATGTCTGTTATCAAAACATTTTCAATGAAGATTTCCTTGCCAAGCTTGATATGGATAATTCAGGCACTGCAATCCAACCGTTTATGCGTATGGCATTTGTCATGGCAAAGGTTGGCGAACTTGGCAGAAAACAGGCAAACACAATGACAAGGGAAGATTACGAAGATTGGCTTGATGAATTTTCTTTTGCGGATATGATGAACGCAATGGAAGACATACAAGCGTTTTATCTTGAATCTTCTGCCGGAGCGGTTGACAGTAAAAAAAACTGAAGCGTACTGAACGCAAGGTTTCAACCGCATTAATTGTTTTAAGGGCTGTCCAGACAGGTTTAACGCTTGATGATCTGGACAGCCTTTCTTTAGGTATGGTTTACGACATTCTAACCGAAGCGTCAAATGATGATTGTGAGTACAAGCAGATTGCAACACAGGATGATTTTGACAAGTTTTAAGGTGGTATAAATGGCAGGTAGAATTGCAGGAATCACTATTGAAATAAATGGTGATACCACTAAATTACAATCAGCACTAAAGGGTGTTGATAGAACACTAAAAACCACACAGGCAAATCTTAAAGATATTAACAAACTGCTAAAACTTGATCCGAAAAACACGGATCTTTTGCGCCAGAAACAGAAGAATCTTGAAACGGCAATTAAGGCAACCAAAGACCGTCTGAAAGAACTGAAGGAAGCGCAGAAGGGTGTTGAACAAGGTTCGGCAGAATGGGATAACCTGCAACGTGAAATCATAGCAACGGAACAGAACCTTAAACAGCTTGAATCTGATTACCGCAGTTTCGGATCTGTTGCAAAACAGCAGGTTCTTGCTGTTGGTCAGCAAATGAAAGACCTTGGTAACAAGATCAGCAATGTTGGGCAGAAATTCGCACCAGTGTCAAAAGCGGCAGGTGGATTGCTTGCCGGAATGGGTGCGCTTGGTGTCAAAGCTGTTACTGCTTCCGATGATCTGAACACGCTTTCAAAACAAACAGGATTATCCACTGCTGAAATTCAAAAGATGCAATATGCCGCTGACCGTATTGATGTTTCTTTTGAAACCGTATCTGGTGCGCTTCGGAAGATGAAACCGAAGATGACAGAGAATAACCAAGCGTTTAAAGACCTTGGTGTTTCCGTTACCGATGCAAACGGTCAACTGCGTTCTGCTGATGAAGTTTTTTATGATGTGGTTCAGGCATTGTCACAGATTGAGAACGAAACAGAACGTGACCAAAAAGCAATGGAACTTTTCGGTAAAGGCGCAGACGAACTTGCCGGAATCATTGATGACGGTGGTGCTGCACTGCGTGAGTATGGGAAGGAAGCTGAAGAACTTGGTTTAATTCTTGACCAAGATACACTTGATGCACTGAACGAAACCAATGATGCAATAGACAAAATGAAAGCGCAGTTCAAAGGATCTGCGTTGAAGCTTGGCGCAAAGATTGCTGAAGCTGCTGCACCGCTTGTTGAAAGGCTTGCACAAGGCATGGAAAAACTTGTAGCATGGTTTGACAAACTGACACCGCAGCAAGCAGAACTTGTCTTGAAAATTGCTGCGGTGGTTGCAATTATTGCACCTGCATTGATGATTGTCAGTAAGATTGTAACGTTGATTGGCGGTCTTGTAACTGGTATTGGTGCGTTAATGTCACCGCTTGGCTTGATTGTGCTTGCTATTGCTGCTGTTGTGGCAATAGGTGTTCTGCTTTATAAGAATTGGGATACAATTAAGGCTAAAGCGTTAGAACTGAAAGACAATCTTGTGAACGCATGGAACACCATGAAAGAAAACGTTGTAAATGCGTTTGTTACCATGAAAGACAATGTTATTAACACATGGGAAACGCTAAAAACGAACGTTACCACAAAGATTGACGAAATCAAGACCAATATTGTCAATAAGTGGGAAGAAGCAAAAGCAGCAGTTGCAAATAAAATTGAAGCGTTAAAGGCTGATGCAATTTCAAAGTTCAATGCATTAAAAGATAGGCTGAAAAGTGTTGTTGAACAAATAAAACAACTGTTTAATTTCCAGTGGAAGCTTCCACATTTGAAACTTCCGCACCTTTCCGTTACATACACGGAAGCGGAATCTGATTTTGCTAAATTCTTTGGTGTTTCCAGAATACCGCACCTTTCAGTGTCTTGGTACAAAAAAGCTTATGACAATCCTGTTCTGTTCACTTCGCCAACCGTGCTTGGCACGGCAAACGGTTTAAAGGGATTTGGTGACGGAACTGGTGCTGAAATCGTGATGGGTCTTGACAGATTGCGTGAACTGGTTGGCGCAGGTCAGAACGTGACGGTCAATGTTGTGCTTCAGGGTGATGCACGGCAGATGTTCAAGGTGGTTCGTCAGGAGAACCTGACACGCACCAGGGCAACGAACTGGAATCCGTTGGGGGCAGCAGCATCATGACAAACTTATTCAAGATTTCAACAACAGACCTGACTTCGTGGGAAAAGACCGAAGACCACAAGGTGAACCGTGATGACGTTTATACATCGTGGGTTGACGGCAACTGGAACACGCACAGGGAGATTGTCAGGTCAAGGGTATCAGGTACGGTTGTGCTTGGGTTCAAGCGTGAAACAGACTTCACAAACTTCATCACGCTGCTGTCAACCGCACAGAACGCAAACGGTTATTATCCGATTACCGTATGGTGCAGCAACACGAACAGCAGTGAAACCGTCAATGCGTTTCTTGACATTGACGGTGATACGGTTTGGGATGTTACCGCACCGATTAAGTACCACAGAATTACGGTGACCATCACAGGAGTATAATTATGCTGAACGTTCCTGAAACTGTTAAAACACTGTTCAAGCGTGACGGTGTGCGCAAGAACTTCCGTGTGCATTTTCCAAACGGTGAACTTCCTGACATCACGAACGAAAACATTGTTCAAGAATCGGTGAAGTTCACCGAATCCTTATGTTCACAGGATGTGCTGAAGTTTGGATTGACGGAAGCAAGCGTGATTGAGTTTGAAACCGTTGGCATTGCGAATATGTACGGAATGCAGATTGAATGCGGCATTGAAATAGACCTGTCTTCACTTTCCGCTGCGCAACTGAATGATATTGCAAGCGGAACATGGGATGGAGTATATACACCGCTTGGATCATCTGACATTGGTTATGCGTATTTCCGTGTTCCTTACGGTGTGTTCCGTGTGGAGTCTTGCCCAAGGGATCATCAGGCAATGGCACACAGGAAGGTTAAAGCGTTCGGTTATTTAAGTGAAAACCTGCTTCAAAACTGGTTTGAAGTTAAAAAGCTAGACTTGCAAATTGGTTATGATACCGTCAAGTATGGCAAAGAACAGGACATTATATATGATCCGTATATAAAACCGTTTATCCTGTCGCAAATTGCGTGGGACGATGAAAATTACCTTGAAAACAACGGATATACTAAAACATCTGTGTCAATGTCTGATGTTGTTCAACCGACACTAAACTATAATTATTGGGGATCTAAGGTTTTAAGCTTATTAACAACAGGTGGTGGGCAAAAAGTTGGTTATTTGCGCATTAAAGGGAAATTTTCATGCACCAATGTTTCTTTGTCACCAAGTTCGTATTTATGGGAAACTAATTTAACAGACAGACAGACAAGCTTGTATTCTGTTGTTCAATCATTAACAGCAGAGGAATTAAAGGAATCATTTCTTTCACAATTAGAAACACTAATTGAAAGTTACAATATTGACCTTGCTGCTAATGGGTTTAATTCTGTTGAAGAACTTGCCGATGAATATATAGGTGATTTGTATAAGCCTGGTATTGAGATTTCACAAAAGGGAAACAGTGAAAACCAAGGCGCATTCCCAACAGTTCAAGGCGGCGCAGATGGTGAATATATTGGGATAGGCGGTAATAATTACGCTTTATATCTCTACAGACCGAAAACCGTTGCGTGTTTTTATAGCCCAACAACAATTCAGTTTTTTGAAGGTTCAATCAGTTTGCCTTCTGCATCAATCTACAAATATACAGATAGCAATCCTGACACATTCAGCACATTAAAATTAGCAATTTCACCAACATTGAGAACACAACGTTACCGCCATGACGGTTCTTTGCTTACATACTGCGCTTCCTATACCAATGGGTATTCCATCAAAAAAATAATGAATGGATATTTGGAACTGTGCGCACAATTTGGAAGAACTAACAGGTATAACAACTTTGTTATGATGCGGTTGTCAACATCATCACCCGTTGCGATTACGCAAGACAATTATTCTGAATTTTGGTGGGATGAATATGACGTTCTGCCAATAGGAAGCATAAATTATACATTTACGGATTCTGACAACAATGCAAGCGTTGTTTCGTATCAGTTTGGCGGCGGTGCATCAATCTATGACATGACCGACAATGACCTGATAAAATACCTTAGTGGCATGACAGAAAGCACTATAAATTCCCTTTTGGATTCACTTTTTATTCCTTACTTGCTTCCAATAGCATTTACTCCGATTGATATGACCATGAAAGGCTTGCCTTACATTGAATCAGGTGACTATCTTGCGGTTACTGCTGAAGACGGCATGATTGCAAACAGTTTCAACATGAAACAGGACATCAGCGGAATACAGGTCTTGACCGCAAGCATCGAAAGCACAAGCGGTGACATTATCGAAAGCGGTGAATCCACATGAGCAGAACGGTATCAATGCAGTTTGGGAAACCCGGTGGTGTTGTTCAGAATAGCGGAAGCGGTGAATCCGTTGAATATTCGGAACTTGTACCACTTCGGACATTCACGGAGATATATGCAAACCGAGCAGCAAGGATTGGAAAACTTGCTGTGTTTACATTCCATGGCAAGATTACAAGCGGTGCAGGTGGCACATTCAAATCAATTCTTTCTTTGCCGTCAGGGTGGGAAATCGGAACGGAAAACACCGAAGACTTCCGTTTTTTTGCAACTGTTAATAATACGGCAACCTATGGAACGGTTGCATATGGTAACCCGGATCAAGACCACAATGCCATCTTTATTCAGAACAACTTTGGAGCAGGTGCTTTGATTTCATTCACCTTTGCTTGCATTCTGTTGTGAGGTAATACCATGATGACCGAAGAAGAACTTGAAGTGTTCATCAATGAACTTCTGGAGCAAAAGCAATGAGTTACAAACAGACCATTTACAACCGATTGCGCCAAAACGGTTTAACTGAAGCGGCTGCGCTTGGTTTTCTTGGCAATTGGCAGTGCGAAAGCGGAAACGAACCGTACAGATTGCAGGGTGATTTTTCATCATACCGCACCATGTCAAAAGCATATGTGCAAGGCTTGATGAACGGCACAATCAGCAAACAGCAATTCCAGAATGACCAGAAGGGTTTTGGTCTTGCCCAATGGACATACTGGTCAAGGAAAGCAGAACTTTATGATTTCTGGAAATCATCCGGCAAGGCAATTGATGACGCATCATTGCAGACGGAATTTGCGCTGAAGGAACTGCGTGAAAGCTATGGTGCGCTGTTAATCTTTCTGAAGTCAACCAATGATGTTTTCACAGCTTGCAGCAGAATTTGCCGTGAATATGAAAGACCTGCCGTCAATAACATTGATGCAAGATTCCAAGCGGCAAATAAACTGAAATATGAAATTGATCTTGACGGATGGGATGACGGTGGTGCAGATCCGCAACCAGATCCGCAACCAGAACCACAACCAGAACCAGAACCGCAACCGAAACATGAACTGGTTCTGCGCACCATTGACAACCATTGTGAATCATGGAATGAAGTGGTTCTGCTGAAAGGTTTGCTTCTCTGCCGTGGTTATGATTACACAGCAATTTCAGAAAACCTATGGTTCACCGTTAAACAGTTCCAGGCTGAACACGGTTTAAATTCTGATGGTGTTGTTGGAAATAAAACATGGAACAAACTGATGGAAAGGGGTGGTTGACATGAGTCAGACAACTGCCACAATTATTGCCGTTGTTATTTCATCTGGTGTTTCTTTGGTTATTTCTATCCTTACAACCATTGGACAGAACAAGAAAACCGTGAATGACATTGACAAGAAAATTGCGGTCATTGAAACCAAGATGGATGTAATGAAGGGTGACATTAAAGCGCATAACGAATATGCAAAAATGTTTTCAGAAAACATTCCGGCAATTAAAACACATATGGAAGACGTTGACAGAAGGCTTGACCGTATGGAAGGAAGGATGGCATAAAATGCAGTTACCTGATAAAATTTATGATATTTTGAAATGGATTTCTTTGGTTTTCTGCTATGCAGCAGGATTGCTTTACAAAACGCTTGCTGCCGTGTGGGGGTTGCCTTATGGAGAAGAAGTGCTTACCACATTTTCAGCAATAGGTCTTTTTATAGGTACATTAATAGGTGTATCAACCGCAGAATACCGCAAGAACAACGTTGGTAAGCATGAAGCAGGAAACGTTGCACCGTATTACGATGGATTTGAGGAAGACGAATAATAAAGGGGTGTTCCATTGTTATCAGATTATGAAATGATTACGCACGTGTTCCCTGGTAAGCAAAACATTCGGATATTTCCAGTGTTTGATCTGCATTGGGGATCACAAGATTGCATGGAACAGCAATTTATTGATTTCATCAATTCCGTCAAAAATACACCAAATGACTATATTATCATTGGTGGTGACCTTCTTGATAATGGAATCAAAAATTCTGTCAGTTCCATATACAAGCAGCGTTATATGCCGGGGGAAGCAAAACGGCAACTGATTGAAATTCTGAAACCTGTTGCGGAACAAGGCAAGGTGATTTGCGGAACGTTAGGGAATCACGAAAGGCGCAGTGCAAAAGAAGTTGACGATGATATTTTATATGACATATTTTGTACGCTTGGCATTGAGAACGTTTACCGTGAAAATATCTGCTTTGTAAAAATCCGTCTTGGTGAAGAAGACAATAACAAAGCAGGGAAAGACAGACCAACGTATGTTATAACTGTCACGCATGGTTCAGGTGGTGGATTTTTAACTGGTTCAGCATTGAACCGCAGTGAACGTTTTGGTTATGTTTTCAGCGGTATGATGGATGCGCTTGTTGTAGGTCATTCTCATAAACCGTTTACAACGCAGCCTGGAAAGATTAACATTGATCCGCACAACAACAAGGTAACCATTAAGCCTTTCAAGGTCATTTCCGCAACCAGTTGGTTAACGTGGGGTGGATATGCTGCGCAGAAGATGTACTTGCCGACAACATTCTGCCTGAACAGCTTCACGCTTTGCGGTGACCACAAGGAAATCATTGTGACTATGTAAAATCTGAAGTCATACTTTGGAAAATCTGAAGTTGTACTTTACATTTTCGTAAACTGTGGCGGATCAGTTTGAGCAGTGCGGTCTATATGGCTTCGCTGTGTTTACAACCGCTTTTCAATTAGAATAAACTTGAAATAAGACGAATAAAATTACCTGTTTATTTCAAGTTCACATTTAACAACCATTAAACCGTCATATCCTTTAAAACAGGGTGTGACGGTTCTTTTTTTGTTCATTATGTGTCACTAACGCACAAAAACGCAAAAAACTTTGTGCATATAAAAAGTTCTGAAAAGTTCAGAAAAACGCAGAAAATGCTTGTTTTAGCTGTTTAAAAAGTTAGAAAATTCAAAGAACCTTTAAGAAGTATTAACATTATAATTGAACGAAAAATGCCCAAATGCCTTGTTTTATTGGCTTTTTGGGCATTTTCTTTTTTAAATTGTTACTAACGTGTTTCTAACGCAGAGAAATTTAAACGAATTTACACGAAGTAATCAAGCAAATCAATGGTTTCAATCAGTTCTTCAATGGTCTTATGGGTATAAACACGTTCACCAATGTCAGCATTTTTATGCCCCATGATTAAATCAATGCAGACCTTGTTTGCGCCTTTCCTGTCCAGTTCTGAACGGAACGTGTGCCGACAATCATGCGTATCATGGTTAAACTTTCTTCCAAACTGCGTAATAAACTTTGATGACAGTGCTGTTTCTGGATTCTTTGCCGTTGCACTGCGTTGGTGTTCAAACAGGTATTCAGCACCAATGTGTGCTTCAATGATTGGCACAAGTTTCTTGTGGATTGGAATAACACGGTTCTTTCCGGCATCCGTTTTCATGCCCAAAACAAGTGTGCGGTTTGGCAGATCAACGTTTGCGCTTTTCACCGTCAGCATTTCCGAAACACGGCAACCTGTGTAAAGCATGAACATGGTTTCATCATAAAGCGGTTCACCAATATGCGCTTCAACGTATTTTATTTCTTCCCTGGTGAACGGCACACGTTTCTTTGCTTCCGTTGTGGTGGTGGTAAGGTTTACGGAATAACACTTGTTTATGATGTCTTGGTCAAATGCGTATTTATCCAACGTTGTGAACAGGTTTTTGATATGCGTTTGGGTGCTTCCGCTTTTATTGCACAGGTCAATGCATTGCTGCATATGAAACTTGCGCAGTTTCTTATACTGGACGTTGTAAAGCGGTGTGCAATGCTTGAATGCTGCCTTGTGTGCGCCTTGCAGGGATTGACCAAGTTTCGGTAGTTCCGTTTCTGACCAACGTTCAAACAGTTCTTTGAAAGTAAGCTTTGACAGGTTAACGTCATACGGATCAGCGTTGTATTCTGCTAATGCAACCATTGCTTCAGACCGTGTTTTGTAATATCCGATTATGTCATAAATTGGATACGCACGGTCATCATATCCAACGGTTTTGCGCACCATGAACGGTTTGCGCCTTCTGCCGGAAAGCTTTACAACGCTTCCATATCCGTTAGGGTTTCTGTAATTCGGCATGGTCTTTTCCTTTACTGTTCAATGTTTCTGATTAGCTTTTTCGGAATCCCTAAAACACGGCAGTGTTCCAAATCTTCACCGCTGATGGTTATGGTTTCATATTCAGGATTTAACGGAACTAAACGCATCCAATTTTGACCGTTTTCGTATTCAATGCGTTTCAACGTGCCAATGTTGTCATTATAAATGACCACACCAATTTGCCCACTGTGATCCATAGTTGTTTGACGAAGAACAAGCATATAATCACCGTCAAGGTAATTTGGTTTCATGGAGTCACCAAGTACACGCAACACAAAATAATCTTCCTGCGGTCTTCCATGCAACCATGAAAGCGGTATTTCAATCTGTTCTTCCCATTCTTCAAAAGAATAACGTTCATAACCTGCTTTAACGTCACCAATGACAGGGAACAGAACGTTTTCTTCTGACACTGACGGATTAACCGTAACGTTGTCATTTAGTAGGTTCAGAAAATCCGTTTCTGACATTCCGACAGCTTCCGCAATCTTCTTGTAAGTGTTCATTGTGGAAGACATTGGTTTTCTGTTGCTGCCAAGTCCACGTTCAATGTTTAAAACCTGCTGCGGTGACATACCGACAAAAGCTGCGAATTGCCGAATAGACAAACCATGTTCTTCACGATATTGCTTGATAAATTCACCAAGATTCATTGCGGTCAGTTCCTTTCATTAGTGTCAACTTTAATGTACAATAGTTACAAAAGAAAGTCAAGAAAAATATTGTCCATTTTTGTTGACAATTATAAAAAAGCGTGTTAAGATACAATTGTCAATTAAAGTAGACAATACAAATTATAGAAAGGATCAATAAAAATGAAATTCTACTACAACGGTAAACTGATGAGAACAAGCAAAAATCATGATTACAAATATGCGATTGTTTCCGCAAACGATGGTCTTTGGAGTTGCCACAGCACCTTAGAAGCAGCAGAAAAAGAATACCGCAGACCAATTGCTGAAGCAGAAACAAACATCCATGATGACATGGTTGCAATTGAAATGCTGAATATGGGCAGAAATTATTATGAGATTAAAATTTGCAAGCGTTGGCACAGAATTTCGTTGAAAGGTAAAGACAAGGCATATTTTGAAAATCACATTGAATCAAACAAGGCAAGAATTGAAAACCTGAAAACACGCAGGATTGTTGAACTGGAAGCAAGAGCATAAAACAAAATCGGTTGACCTATCAGACCATACCGGGGGAAAGGAAAACACAATGGAATATACAGGGAAATACAGAACACTTTATAGTAAGCAGCTTGGGCATGAAGTCAACATTCTTGAATACAGATCAGACCACAACCCAGGAAGAAACTATTGTTATGAGTTTTGCACACGGTGCGGAAACCCAATTAAACGTATCATGTTTGTTGTTCAGGATTCTGAAACAGATGTTGAAGAAATGTACCTTGGTTCGGATTGTATAAAGCATTTCTGCTAAAAAATGGAAAACACAAACGGTTGTCCTATCTGACCATACCGGGGAGAAAGGAACACATTATGGCAAGCACAAGACAGGTTTTGAAAGTTGCTGATAAAAGCGGTAAGTATTCTGTGGTTTACCATGAAGAAGACAATATGACACCGTATTGGGTTTTCCGGCACACATGGGAACGTAACAAAGATGGGTATTACACAGAGCGCAAACGCATTTCCGAAAAATACACTGACCTGCGCAGTTGTTTCTTTCACCTTGCGCAAGTCATGTAAATATAAACTATGCCGTGGGCAGCGGTAAACCTGCCCACGGTTTTCTATGAAAGGGGGTGAACAGGTGATAAAAAACAGGTTGAAAGAACTGCGTGAAGAACGTGGGATTTCGCAGGAAAAGCTATCAGAACTAAGCGGTATTTCCAGGACAACATTAAGCAAGATTGAAAACAACGAAGAAGTAAACGTGAACACAAGGACAATTGCAAAGTTGGCAGAAGTATTTGATGTAAAACCAAGTGAAATTTTTTTAATGTGAGTGTCTATTTTAATAGACGGAAAGGGTAACGGTATGAAGATCATCAACATTATCAGAAAATTCTTTGAAGTCAAATTAACAGCGGATGAAGTCATTCACGTGACGTTGGTACAGATAAGGGCATTGTGATATGTCAGAACTTGAAAAGAAGGTTCAGAAAAGCATTGAACGCTTAAAGGCATTTGAACCACCTGAAGGTTATTACCTTGCGTTCAGCGGTGGAAAAGACAGTGTGACGTGTAAAGCATTACTGGATATGGCAGGTTGCAAATATGATGCATTTTACCGTGTTACAACTGTTGATCCACCTGAATTGGTTAGGTTTATTAAGGATGTTCATCCAGATGTTAAAAGGGAAATTCCACGTTATTCACAAGAATACAGGAACAAAAAATTAGCCGGAAAACCAATTACTATGTGGAATTTAATACCAGAAAAGATGATGCCACCAACAAGGCTTGCCAGATTCTGTTGCGCAGCACTTAAAGAATCAGGTGGTGACGGAAGAATGACGGTTACTGGTGTTAGGTGGGAAGAAAGCAGTAACAGAAAAAACAACCAAGGAATTTTAACGGTATTTGGTGCAAAGGCTGCAAAAGAATTAGAAGAAAATAAAAATTTTATTAAAGCACCAAAGGGTGGTGTTGTTTTAGTAAATGACAATGATGAAAACAGAAAAATGATTGAACAATGTTACAAGAGACATAAAACAAACATTAATCCGATAATTGATTGGTCAGATAAGGATGTGTGGCAATTTATTAGGTCAAACGGCATTCCATATTGTGAATTATATAATGAAGGTTTTCACAGACTTGGTTGTGTTGGTTGCCCAATGGCACGAAAAAGAAATAGGGAAATAGAATTTTTAAGATGGCCGAAATATAAAGATAGTTATATGAGGTCATTTGAAAAAATGCTTGAAGTCAGAAAAGAAAGAAACCGTCCATTCAAATGCAGTGGAACGGTTTACAAAAACGCAACAGCTAAAGATGTTTTCAACTAGTGGATGGAATACGATGTTCTGCCTGGTCAGTTAAATTGGTTTGAAGATTTTGAAGAAGAAGGGGTTGAATAATGGAAAAACTAATCATTGATGCAGTTTTAATAGTTGTTTATGCCGTTGGTTTATTTAGCGGTTTGTTTATTGGAAGAAAATGACGGAACGCATAAAGGTTGCAGAAGCAGCAAAATTACTTGGTGTATCTGAACAGTTTGTGCGTGTTGGAATGCAACGGAAACAATTACCAATTGGAACGTGCGTGATGATGTCATCAAGATGGACGTATCATATAAGTCCAAAACTATTAGCAGAATACATAGGAAATAACAAAACAGAATGAAAGGGGAAAGTTATGGAAAACAAACGCAAGAAGACACACTGTGACAGGATCATGAACTATTTGGAGTTTTACCCTGGTGCAACATCACTTCAGATGGCAACCAAGCTGCGGATCAGCAACGTTGGCGCAAGGTTAAGTGAACTGCGCAAAGCAGGTCTGATTGAAACCGTGCGCTGCACACAGGTAAATGCACAAGGTGAAACCGTGCGGTTCTGCCGTTATTATCCGGCAAGGGAGAAAAGCGCATGACAGACAAGAAAACTGAATTTCCAGAAATGTTTGATGTGCTTCACATTGATTACGTGAACGGTTGTCAAGGCTTGGCATTTGCACCGATTGGTGCTGTGGAAATTGGTGAGAAAGTCATTACCACCTTTGATGAAGGCACAGTGAAAGCGCAAGTGAAGTATGTGACACCAGAAGATAATTGGCTGAAGATGATTTGCAATATGTATTCGGTTGATAAGATCACAAACAAAATAATTGAAGTGAGGTACATAAAATGATTTATCCAAAAGACCAGATGATTGAAATGATCATTGATTCTGCGGTTGACGAAGAAACAGGGGAAATGCTTCTGACGGAAGAAGAACTTGCCGAAAAGCTTGCAGCGGTTGAAATTGAATTTGATGACAAAATCAAAGCACTGCGTAATTCGTACATGGATGATATTAAGAATGCCGAATGCGTGTTTGCTGAAGCAAGTGCGTTGTACCGTCTTCAGCAGGAAGCAAGCAAAAGAGCAAAGGCAATTGAAAACCGTGCCAACCGCACGAAACGGTTTATTGCGTATCTGCTGAAAGGTGAACGCTTTGAAAAAGACGGTGTGCGCATTTCCTACGTAAACCGCAAAGATACCGTGATTGAAGACGGTTTTATTGAATGGGCAACGCACAATGCGCCTGGTCTGCTGAATGAACCAACAGTGAAAAAGCTTGCGCTGACACAGGCATTGAAAAACGATTCCGGCAGGATTGAATACGCACATCTTGAAGACAAAAAATATATTCAGATTAAGTGAGGTATAAAACATGAGTCTTACAGTTTCAGCACCGAAAACGGCAAACATTAAACGCATGGAAGATGGCACGTATCTTGCAGTATGCTGCGGTATGGTTGACATTGGAGCAGTTTACAACAAGCGGTATGACAAATACCAAGACAAGGTTATTTTGCTGTGGGAAATCCCTGGTGAAACAGTTGAAATCAACGGCAAGGAAGAACCAAGGATTCTTAGCGCACGTTACACCGCAACGCTTGGTAATCAAGGCAACCTGCGCAGGGATTTGGTTTCATGGAGAGGTAAAGAGTTCACCGAAGATGAACTTGACGGTTTCAAGCTTCAGAACGTAATTGGTGCTTCCTGTTTTCTGAACGTTCAGAATAACAAAGCGGAAGACGGAAAGATTTACACCAACGTTGTTGGAGTTATGGCACTGCCGAAGGGAACACCGAAAGGCAAACTGTCCATTGAACCGATTGTGTTTGACTATGACACAGGAACGGTTGCTGATGTGGAAGCGTTGCCGGAATGGATTGCAAAACAGGTTAAGGCAAGTCCGACATATGAAAAACTTGTCAAGAAAGAAAACGGTTCAGCGGTGGGAGAAGAACCGCAGTTTTCAGAATTTGAAGATGATGGGGAACTGCCGTTTTAAGAAGGTGTGACACATGGCAGAACGAAGGATGTTTGCAAAAACAATTGTTCTAAGTGATGCGTTCCTTGATATGCCGTTAGGGGCAAGATGCCTTTATATGACGATGGGTATGTTGGCAGATGATGACGGTTTTGTAAATGCACCAAAATCCATCATGCGACAGTGCGGTGCAACGGAAGATGATCTGAAGGTGCTTATAACAAAGAAATTCGTTCTTCCGTTTGAAAGCGGTGTCATTGTTATCAAGCATTGGAGAATCAACAACTATCTTCAAAAAGACCGTGTTCAACCGACAAAATACGTTGATGAAATGTCAATGCTGACAATTGATGAAAATGGAGCGTATACACAACCATGTATACAGAGCAGTGTATACATAGATAAGGATAGTATAGATAAGAGTAGTATAGATAATATAACTGTTTCTAACGAAACAGTGTGTTGCACTTCGGAAGTGCAACGTGTCATTCAACAGTGGAACAGTTTGGGTTTGGGGCAGATCAGCAAGGTTGTTTCCGGCACGGAACGTGAGCGGTTATTGAAGAAACGAATTAAAGATTACGGAATTGATGATGTGTTACGTGCTATTGAAAATGTCAGGTCAAGCAAGTTTCTAAACGGCAATAACAGCAAAGGTTGGATTATCACGTTTGATTGGTTCATTAAACCGAATAACTTTCCGAAGGTTCTTGACGGCAATTATGAATCGGATCAGCATCAACCACCGCAGAAACGGAAGCAGTATACAACAGCAGCAGAATACCAACCACCAAAGAAGATTGACACGGCATTACTTGATAAACTGAAAGGTGGAATGATATGAACAAATACCATGCCAATATGGACAGCAATCACCGCAGTGCAAAGGAACGTGCCAGAGCGGTTGAACTGAAACTGTTGGAACGTGCCGGAAAGATACAAGGTCTGTCAGAGCAAGTTCGGTTTGAACTTCTGCCAAGACAGGATGGTGAACAGGCAGCGTTCTATGTTGCTGATTTCACGTATTGGGAGAATGACAAGTTTGTGGTTGAGGATGTGAAGGGATACAAGAAAGGCACGGCATACGCATTGTTTGTTCTGAAACGCAAACTGATGTTGTACCGTTATGGGATCAAGATAAAAGAAACATGAAAGGGTTCAGAATTAATGGAAGAATTTTTTGAAAGACAACAGCAATGTGAAGACCTGCTGAACTTCCGTTATCCGTGGTTTAACGTGTTTTATAATTATCTTGTTGCTGTGTGCGTTCTGTTGCTGTTTGCAAGCTTTATTTGGTGGGGGATAGACATACACACCAGGCACATGGCAGAAGCAATGACGGCAAGCGCACGTGCATCATGGGAAGCGGATCAGCAAGCAAGGGAAACCGCTGAAGCTGAAGAACTGGAAGCAATCAGAACGTCACAGGAATACGTAATGCAGCAGGAAGCAACAGCATTGGCAAAGGCTTTTTACGGAATAAGGTTGTTTATTGATAAATACAACTATTCTGAAGCAGATCTTGAAACGTATGCACGTTGTATGTTTAACAGGGCAGAAAACGGAGATTTGGAAAAAGTTGTCCGTTTAAAAGACCAGTTTGCCGGATACGATGACAATAATCCTGTCCTGTCGGAGTATTACAACCTTGCGTTGCGCCTAGTCAGAGAATGGCACACAGAAACGGTTAAACCTTGTGATGTGGCATATCAGTTTGCAGAGTTAACACCAGACGGAATATTTCTGAAACAGGACATTCACGCAGACGGTTATGCACGAAGGTGGCAAGCATGAAAAAAGCAGTTATTCTTTTTAACAATGATCTTGACAAGTTCGTGAATGTAACTGCCGACAGGATTTTCGTTAATGAAGAACATGGTTTTATCATTGTTTCAGAAGGTAATGCAGCGGTTGGTGTGTTTGACATGGGCAGCATTGCTGCTGCTTATCTGACGGAAATGAAAGAAAGGTAAAGTGAATCATGAAAGACAGACTGATCAATTCAGCAGGAAGGCTGAAGAAGCAGAACGACACGATTCCGTGCAAGTTCCGTGGAGAGCATATCGAATGTCCGAGACCAGACTTCCGGGCAGGGTTCTGTAAATACTGCGGTTGGAATCCATTGGTGGAAGCTGATAGGAAAGCGAAGGTGATGAAATGAGCGGAATCTATATCAGCGGATTAGAGATGCCGAAAAGAGGAGAGTTCTCTCATGTCAGAATATATGACAATGGCGAGGTAACGATTGAAAGCAATGGTATCGAGTATCCAGTTGCAAAGGCTGTTGCCGTTCCAGACCACGGACGGCTTATTGATGCGGATGCGCTGCTGCTGCACCTGCTGACGGCGGAATCTGGCAAAGTGTATTATTACTGCTATCCATGCAAGGAAGTAATTCAAGCAATTAATGAAATGCCGACCATCATCCCGGCAGAGGAGGACGAGACATGAGCATTGGACTTTTGGCAATATTCTCAATTAGCGCCGAAAGTCTGTTGTTGCATGGCTGAAACAGGAAAGCGAGGGTGAGTGATGAGAGAATGCAAAGAGTATGAGATTACCATAGAGAAATTGATGCGAGTTGTACACAATTACACAGACCCAATACGGATAAGGGTGGTTATGGGTGATGCGTGGCTGACCTGTAATGAAGCTAATCATATGCGTGATTTCCTTTTGACGGAATGCTATTCATATCGGGATAAAGAAGAACAGGAAAGGCTTATGAAGTATTACAAGGATGTGCCTGTTTGGAACTTGACCGTGTGGGCGGATGGCTATTATTCAAGCGAAAGAGGAAGAACAATGTACATGGGCATCGAAGCGCATTGTCACTACAAAGATATCCGAGAAGGATGGCTTGCGGAAAAAGATGCCACACGGAAAGCCAAGAGGGCTGAATATCGAAAGCGCAGGAAACTGAAAGCAGAGGAGGGTGAGTGATGATAATCGGAAACTGTCCTGTCTGCGGTGCGGAAATGAGAGTTGGAACAGACATGACCAACGCCGACCGCATCCGGGCAATGACAGACGAGGAACTTACTGATTGGTACTTTGACAAGTTCTTCCCGTGTGCACCGTATTGTTCAATGCTACAAGATGGATGCCCAGAACATTACGATTGCAAAATTTGTTTGCTTGAGTGGCTGAAACAAGTAGTAGACAAGGACGGTGAAACATGAACGGATATTATTGGGGTTTTGTTGTTATTAGTTGCCAACTGTCTGCAATTATTCTTGTTCTTTTGATGATTGCAATAATGTTTTGGAAAGGTAAGTGAATCATGTTAAGAAGACCGTTAAAAGGTGAAGACAATGGAACGTCAAAGCTTACCAGTGAACAGGTGCTTGAAATTCGGATGATATGGGCAAGGAATATGACAGCAAAGGAACTTGCTGCAAAGTATGGTGTTGCACGGATTACCATTGAAAAGATTGTGAATCAGCAATCATGGAAGCACCTGCCAAGCGTTGATGATTTTATCCGAATGGAGAAATGCTAATGAAGAAACTGAAAACGGTATTAAGAGAACTTGAACCAACGCAGAAAATCAAAGTGGGAAGCAAAGGTGCTTCAATGTTCTGGTATGTGGGAACAGTTGATGATATGTTGCAGAATCTTCCTGTTTATAACGCATACTGTGAACTGCACATTGAACGGCTGATGAAACGTGCCGAAGCAAGATTGAAAAACGCAATCAATGCTTATCCTACTCCGGCAGAATATGCAAGAACGGAACTGCAATCAAGTAATCCGAATCTGACAACGGAAGGTTATCTCAAATCATTGGATGCATGGTTTCTGAATGTCATCAACATGAACGAAAAGAAAACACAGAAAGAAAGGTGGAATGCTGATTACGGAAGAATATCTGAACGTGATGTTCTTGAAGTTGCAATGTGTGATCCACGTGCAGACTATGGTGTGGTGCGGATCATTATCAGGGGTCATGAATCTGGGAAGTATTGGATGTATGACGAAGCACCAAGAATTCCGTCATGCGCATTTCTGAATGAAACGGAAGGTGAAGACGAATGACCAGGGCAACAATCAAAATGTCAGACGGAACAAGGTATGATGATGTTCCGTTTGACAAGGGTGTTGATGAACCAATTCTAACAATCAAGAATAACTGGTGGGTTGTTCCGCAGGATAATGGTGCGGTTTTCTTGAACAGCAACCACATTGTATCAGTTACCGTGAAAGGGGAAGCGGATGACAGCAAAGGAATATCTTAACCGGGCAAGGTCATTGGATGATGAAATCAATGATAAGATGCTGCAACGGCAGACGGTGTTTGATTCAATCACACGGATAACACAGAACTATGAAGCGGATGGTGCGACAGGTACAAAGAATCCACACAAGTTTGATAAGCTTGCCGAATACAGTTCATTGCTTGATTCATTAACCGATGAATATGTCAATGCGTTGTTGGAGATCACAAGAACAATATCAATGGTTCAGGATGAGAAACAACGCAAGGTGTTAACGCTATATTACACGGTGAAAGATACCAAGACACATAAACCATTGACATGGGAACAGGTTGCAGTTGAAGCACACTATTCATACAAGCACACCAGAAGAATCCATGCAAAAGCTTTGTGTGAAGTTGAACGGATTCTTCAGGTAAGACGGATTATGTAATATGTCCTTGAATGTCCGTAACAAAATTTGATTTAATGTATACTGGAAAAGAACTGAAGCAGAACAGCTTTGGTTCTTTTTCTTTTGCTTATAACAGGGAAAGACATTGTGGGAATAACATTGCTGTTATCGGTGGGGGAACAGCATCAGTTGAAAGATTTTGCACGTCAGTTCTATTCTTCAAAGGCTTGGCAGAAGACAAGGGAAGCATACGGTAAGAGCAAGCGCAACCTGTGCGAAGTCTGTCTTGCCAAAGGTATTGTAACACCTGCGGAAATAATTCATCACAAAATTGAACTGACACCGCAGAACATAACAGATCCGTCAATCACTTTGGATTGGAATAACCTGCAATGTGTTTGCCGTGAATGTCATGCGGTTGCACACGGTGCAAGGCAGAACAGATGGAAGCTTGACGAACTTGGCAGAGTGATTTTCAAATGAAAAAATTTTTTTGTACTGCCCCCCTTGGTCAGTTTTTGTTTGTTCCTTTGGGACAC